TAGCGGGTGACGTGCCCGCGGTAGTTTTAGAGGTTTTGAAAAATCGTAAAATCGTTGTCGACGGAAAGCAAGTGTCGGCCCCCGTGAAACCTTTAGACAGACACGCCGCCCGCGCCGTTGCGCTTGTACTTTTAAAAAATGCACTCGCCGATGAAGCATGGGCCGTCAGAACGCTGGCCGAATACATCGACGGAAAGCCCGCAAGCAATGACGTTTTAACAATTAAAGCACAAACGCCTGCAGAGATTGCGCAGAGCGATGAAAAAGCCCGGGAAGTTTTCGACAAGTACGCACTGTTTAACCGCTGGCAGGTAGTCGAGACAACGGCGAAAGAAATCAGTGAGTGAATTTGCATGGCACGCGGCGCTTGACGACTGGCTTGCCGAGCCGCACAAATTCGGGCACCTTTTAGGGTTTGAAAAATTAACGCACGAGCACGACCGATGGATTAACTTTTTCCTAAAAACACCGCAGGGCGGGCGTGACATTTTAATGGCTCACCGAAACAGTTATAAAACGACATGCGGGCTCGTCGCTCTCACGTTGCTTTTTATGCTTTATCCTGAACTACGGGTTTTAATCGTTCGTAAAACTGACACTTACGCGGCCGAAGTCGTGCTTGCGCTGCAAAAGATTTTCCTGCACAACCCGGTTGTGCGGATGTATCTAATCGCCCGGTGGAAATGTAACTCAGCGCAGACAAAAGAATGGTCGCAGGAAAAAACTGTCTTTGCGTTTAAGCGCCGGGTGACTGTCCAACCGTCCTTGACTGCTGCGGGCATCGGGGGCAGCATAACGGGCGCGCACTTTGACTATATTTGGTTGGACGATATTGTGACAAAAGAAGACCGTTACAGCGGGGCCGAGCGTGAGCGTACAAAGTCATTTGTTTACGAAACCGCAAACGTCATCGAACCGACAGGCTCCATAATGATAACCGGCACGCCTTGGCACGAGGACGATTATTTTTCGACCTTGCCCGAATCTATGTTTGAGGGTCGCAAATTCAGAATTGGCGAAATTCAAATTCCTGAAATCACACCGGAATGGATAGCGAAGAAAAAGCAGGAAATGACGCCAAGCCTTTGGGCCGCAAACTATGAATTGGCGCACATTTTTTCCGATGACGTCATTGGCTCTTTTGAAACCGATGCGGTTTGGGATTGCGAATACTGCGTGGCGTTTATTGATTCATCTTATAGCAACAAAAAACGAACCGACAGCACGAGCGTGTCAGTCATTGGCACAACGAAACGCGGGCCGGACAGGGTGTTTTTATTTTCAGGGCGTAACTTTCCGAAGTCAGTCGCGGACGCTGACACACAACGCGGCGTGCTTACGTTCTTAGCACAGTTTAAACCTATAGACACTTGCCTCGAAAGTCAGATGGCCGACGCAACGGAAATTTTCTTTGCGGCGTTACGTGCGGCCGAAACCCGTTATACTCCGCATTGGCGCAACAACTGGACGAAAAAACACCAAAGCGTCGCGAAGCCTGAACGTATCGCGACGCACGTGACGGCGAACAAATACAAATTGCGGGCGCTTGCCGGCACTGACGCAGCGTACTTGGCGGAAATTGCAAACTATAACAAATTTGCCGAGCATGACGACGCGCCGGACAGTTTAGCCGGGGCGGTTGAACTGTGGCAAACGTCGCCGAGTGTTGCACGTTACATAAGAATTACGAGCCTTGCGCAAAAGGCTTTACGCGGTGCCTAACGCGGAGTGAGGGGGCGCATGTACTTATTGACCATGCTTGTCTGGGTAAATGGCTTACTTGATAACCCGTCGGTTATCACTCACGAGTTTAAAAGCAAGGCGGCGTGCGAAGCGGCGGCCGAGCGTCTCGAAAAGCGACTTGCTGACGCGCGCGATTATCAAACGTCATGGCAGTGCGACCCGAAGTAAATGCATATTTTAATCGGCACAAAATCCGGCGTTACGTATCCGAAGAAAGGCGACGCCCCGGCAGTTAAACTTTCTGACGTTGCGCGCTGGAATGAATTCGGCACCGAGTTAATACCGCCGCGCCCGGCGTTTCGTGTCGGCACCGAAAACGCCGTGAAAGAATCAAAGCCGTTGATTGCGAAATATCTTACGAATTTAATTGACCCGAAGCTGAACGCGGTGGCCCTTAAAAAACTGGAAAAAACCTTTATGGATAAAATGGCGCTGCGCTGCGAGAAAGCAGTAAAGAAAATAATCAAGGACGGTTCGACGTCACGGAACGCCCCGCGCACGGTCGAGAAAAAAGGTTTCAATCATCCGCTTGTCGAAACTGAATTGCTGCTTGATAACGTCGCGGCAGAGGTTGCGAAATGAGCGCCGCGCAGGAATTGCACGGCGTATTGCGCGCAATCAACGCCTTGCAAGCCGTACCCATTGCGCAGCTTGCTGAAAATAAAAAGCTTGTCGATGAGGTTTCGAGCGTCGTATCGTCGCACACTTTTCACGGGCTCGTTGACCAGATTAAACGCGATTATGAAAACGAACGTGCGGCGCGCCTGACGCCGGGGCAGAAACAAAACCCCGATTTGATTTCAGCCTTTGTGCAGTGGCAGAATAAAGCAGCGGCGAAGTATGCGAAAATTGCCGCGCCTTTAGAAACGCAGATTTACGCGGTAGGGCATAAAGCTAAAACGAAAGGCACAGTCGACACGCGCCGTACAAAAGAGTACGCGGCTTTTAAAGAAGTACATCACAGCATTTATTCAAATGTCGGGCTGCAAATCAACTCACCAAAAGACCCGACGTTAGTCGGCAACTACATTGACTACACCCCCTACCTTTATAACTATAAAGACTATTTGGCAATCCCGACACTTTCTAAAATCGTCGATAAGCCAATCGCTTTTGCGTTGCGTGATTTGCCCGAGGCGGTTTTTGACGATAAAGAATTGACGAAAGCCCTCGCCGATCATTTCACAAAAATAAACCTGACCGAAACGCTCACGAAAATGCTGCTTTATTCTGACTGTTCGCCGCGCGGCTCTTTGCTCGTGCCGGTATCGCGTGATGGCCGTGTGACGTTTTCAGCGTTTAACGATTCGTATTTTTCTTACGCTACACGCTCGCGGTTTTCTGCTATTGACGACACGTCGGACGTTGGCGAGCTTTTCTGTCTTGGCTACTCATTGAAAAACGACGTGTCGGCAAAATTCCTTTGCCCCGGCTTTGAACCGATGCTCGGCGTCGGAAAAAACCGGGTGGCGCAACTGCGTGAAGCGGCCGAGGCAATTAACCTTTACATTTACACCATAAAGGTTTTGTGCGTGCGCGCGCAGACGATTATCGAAAAGCATTCAGGCGAGGGCATGAACGATGCTTTGCTCGCTGCGCTCGAAAAGCAAATCGCAAACATAAACAACACGCTGACGCTTAACGACGTAACGCGAATCGACAGCGGAACGGAAATGCAGATTTTGTCGTCAAACTTTTCGCCGGGCTTTGCTGACATTGCGTCAGCGTTAAAAGAGTTTATCGGCATACAGTCGGGCATGCACTCAGATTTTTATTTCGGATCATCGTCAGCATATCAGGCGAATAACTTTAACGTAATGACAACGAACGCCGACGTTCACGCGGAAATTCAGCGCGGTAAAATTGAGCCGTTGTTTAAATTCATCGTTGACACAACGCTTGCTTACGATTCGCGCTTTGCGGCATATAAAGACCATGTCGGCAAGTTTGACGTTGAGTTTAAATCGCTTTACCAGTACACCGAGGGCGAAAAGCTCGACGAGGACAAAAAGAAAATCGACAACCTTGTCGCCATGAATGACAGCAAAGAACTTGAAGAAGGTTTCCGCGCGCTTGGCACTCTGCCCGACAACGTGGATTTGCCGGGCGGCGAACCTGCGCCGGTTTTGACTTAAGGGGATAAAATGAAAGCAACTGAATTTTTAAAAGGTTTTGACGCTTGCGTGGGGCACGCAACATACAAGTTTAAAATAGGCGACAAGTCAAAAGGCAATGCGCCAATACGTGGCGGGCGTTTATTCGCGGGCTCGGGCGCAACCAAAGAAGCCGCATTTTATGCCGCTGTACTTGACGCCGTAGACGCGGGCGAGCTGTCAGGGGCGTCGCAAGCGGTTATGCTGTCAGCGGAATAAAGCCGGTGTGATTTCCGTCTTTGAAAAATTCGCCCCGAAATATAAAAAGGTCGTCCGCAACTTTGCACTAACCATTTGAAAGTAAAACAATCAGTCGGCGAAAAGCCGAAAAGCAAAACA